ATCCTCGTCAACAATTGAAAGTAAATCAATAATTAAGCCTGACTATAGATTAGAAAGTTCAGGAAAAAAGGTAGACACAATTTACATTTACACATTTAAAAATAAATAATTATGGGACTAATTTTATTACTTACGATAGTATTTGTATACATTACTGTATTTACTATATATTCCATATCACCTAAAGATATTGAAGACCCCTATGAACACTACTACAGTAGGGAATCACGTATCTGGTGGTTAGCATTATCAGAGGAAAAACGTAGAGAAATGATTAAAGATTATTTCGGAGAAGGGGATGCTGATGGCGTTAGTTCACTATACGGAATGATGCCAGAAGAATTAGAAGAAATCTACTTAAAAAATAAGTAATATGAAAGAAGAAACCAAGAAGATATTAGAAATACTTGTAGAATTATTAGAAAAGAACCCTAGTGTAAGATTTACACAAGCACTGTATAATTTAGGAATAACTGAATTTGCAGATAAAGAAAACCCAGAAGAATTGAAGTACTTATTACGTGACCCGTATTCAGATACCGATACTACTGTTCTAAATAGAATGTTAAAAAGTGTAGTGAAAGAAAATAGGGTACCTTAATTACTACTATAGTTCTAATAATTTATTTAACCTCATGAAAATAACAGTATTTAGTGATACACATTCAAAACACGGACTAATAAAACCGTCAGACTTACCTGGAGGCGAGATTTTAATATTTTCAGGGGATTTGATGAATAGTGGATATAGTGTGTATGAAGTAGAGAATTTCTTTTACTGGTTTAATTCTTTAAAACAATATGAAACCAAAATATTTATAACAGGTAATCACGATAGATATTTTGAAAATCAACCTGAAAAAATACAAGAGATACTATCTTCATATAGTAATATAGATTATTTACAGGATGAAAAGTTAACCCTATATTTTGATGGACATAATGGAGATTCTCCTGAAGAAAATATTCACATATACGGAACACCTTATACTCCTGAATTTCATAATTGGGCATTTAACCTACCAAAAGGAGGAATTGAATTAAAAAATAAGTGGGAAGCAATTCCTGAAGGTCTAGATATCCTTATTACTCACGGACCTCCTCAAGGTATATTGGATACAAGTGGAGCTCCATGGAATCTACCGGACCTGGGTTGCGAACTACTACGTAAAAGGGTAGAACTGGTTCAACCAAAAATTCACGTCTTTGGACACATACATGGAGGTTATGGATATAGGTTTGTAAACAGTACACATTTCATTAATTCATCAGTATTAGATGAAAAGTACGAATATGTAAATAAACCAATAACATTTAGTTGGGATAAAGATACAAATGAAGTAAAATTTCCGTAAGATATACCTAGAGAAAGTTGGTAGATCAAATCTTTTTTATTATCTTTAACTATATAAATAAATATTAAAAACTATGTTTAGTAAATTATTGAGTACGTGGTTTAAGTACATACCAACACAACAGGAGCAGCAGTTTATTGACATAGTATCAAAATTGTTGGAGCTTCCGAAAACGTCACTAAGGATGACTCCACTTACAAACAAGTACTTCTTAGTAAACGAACAACAACACATCTACGTACTACTTAAAGATTCGGGAATACAGCTTACAAATACAAGATTTTCTTTTGCAAAATCAATACATCCAAAAGCATATGATTTAATTATTTCAAAAATTCACGATCATATTGAAGTAAATCGTCAAGCTCTTGAAGAGAGGTTGTTTAAGAACGAAACAGAACTATTAGATTTACTACTAGAAAAAATAACACCGTAGATGAGAACATTAGAGAAAGTTGAAGTAAATGGCACCGAAGTTACCTTAGTAAAGGATTGGGACGGATACTACATTTATTGGGGAGAAGAACTAATTTCCCTAAAAGGAAGAACAAAGATAGTAACAGCCAAGGGCAGAACACCTTCCCAAGCAAGAGCAACTAAGAAGTTTCTAGAAGCAGTAGAAGCAGCACGATACATAACCTTTAGTAAATTATAGTATGGCAGCAAAATCAAACAATATGTACGATACGTACAACTGGATTGTGGAGATTTACAATTCTTGTGAAACAGCAGCACATTTACTATCAGCAGATAGACTTTCTAGGAACCACTTAAATTTATTTGGAGACAGCTACCTACGTTGGGAACTATTGGGACACCGTAGTTACACGTATAACCGTATAACACGTATAACAGATTAATAAATAAATAAAATTATGGGAACATATAAATCAACAAAGGTGTTTGACAACTTTTCAGTTGCAATCAGACAACACAAAGCAGTCCACTCGCACTGCCAGTTATTACACGGGTATTCATTTGAGTTCAAAGTATGGTTTGCAGCTAAGGAAGGAATTGAAGAGGAACAATTAGACGAGATGAGCTGGATTGTAGATTTTGGACTATTCTCAAGAAACGGACTAAAAGACTGGTTGAACGATATGTTTGATCATACAACACTAATTGAACAGGACGATCCACAACTTGAATCATTTAAGTGGATGGAGGAACTGGGACTACTAAAACTAAAAGTAATGGAGAGAATGGGTGCTGAGAGCACTGCTAAGCTTGTCTTTGATAAGTTTAATGAAGTATTTTCAAATACAGAAGGTGGAAGAATTAAAGTTACAAAAGTAGAGTGTTTTGAGAATAAGAAAAATTCAGGAATATATGAAGAATAGTTTAACATTACTACATAAAGTAAAACAGTTTCTAGGGTACAAGTACTTAGTGGTGAGTAAAGGAGTCATTATTGAATACGGGTTTCATTTTGCAGAAATGGGAATAACTTACCACATGTTAAAATGGTCTGGTTCAAAGTGGATAAAAACAGCGTGGACATACCACAGTATTCATATTTCATATGGAGAAATGGTAAAATACCTATTGCGTTCCGGTAGATCTAAACTCTACAGAGATGAGGATAGAACGTCATTTTTTGGACAAAAATAAACAATGTAAAGATGACTGAAGATAAACTACGTAAATTAGTAAAAGAAATAATAAAAGAGTACCCTAGACTAAAGGGTTGGAGTGACTCACATGCATATTCGGCTTATATGCAAATACAGGAAGAGCAACTACTTACAGAATTTCTTAGTTCGTTACCTGCTAATAAGGTAAAGGAACTATTAAATAAGCAAAAAGAGGTTTTAGGTATTACAGTTGCTACAGAAAAGGGACCTAAAGGTAATGATTCGGAAATACATGTCCGGACTATTCAAGCAGAGATTGAAGATATAGATACTTCTTACCTTACTAAACATAAATTCTATGAAGATCCAGCATATACAAGTGGAGAGGCAATATGGACATACCAAAACATACCACCTATAGCAATTAAGGTAGTGAATATAATACCGGTTTAGTATGGAATATTGGACAACAACAGCTACACTTAGTGGAAACTACGTATACGTTATTATGGTTAATGTAAAGTGAAGAAGGTACTAGTAATTAGATTACCGGGAGAAGATAGTTCGGAAAGTTGGAAAAAAATAGAGGACCTAGTCGGTAGTAGTCCGAACATAACCGAAAAGTATGTAGTACTGGGGGTAAAAGGTACTGGTGAAGAAGCAGAGTTTAGGTACTTTAGTTGTATAGATACAACAGAAGAGTTAAATATTTTAGAAGAGTCAATTAAAAAAATAAAGAGAGAACAAAATGGATAGAGTAGTTGCAGACAGGTTACTAATAAGTAGCGATTTTTTTAGCATTCAGGGAGAAGGAAAAACAACGGGAGTACCCTCTTACTTTGTTAGGTTAGGAACTTGCAACCTACATTGTGGGATGTCTAAGATATTCACAAACAAACTAGTTAAAGAAAAGTTACTGGAGGATGGTGAAATTTTTAAAGGGGATCTTGAAGTTGAAGGAAAAGCTTCTTGGACATGTGACTCTACAAGCCAGTGGTTATGGAGGGGGGTAAATGAAGATTTTCAGTACCTAGTAGATAGGTGGAAAGAACAGGGACTGTATGAAGATATTAAAAGTGGAGTAGTTCATATCATATGGACAGGTGGAGAACCTACACTACCTAAGCATCAAAAAGCTATATGTAATTTTAATACACATCTAGCCCAATTACCAGAAAATTTAGATGAACTTAGAGGATGGAGATCCTTAACAGATGAATCGGAAATAGAACACAGTTTACTGTTAGGTATGTTCCAAGAAATTGAAACAAACGGAACAATCTATATTGGAGATGATTTATTTTATATATTAGATCAAATTAACTGTTCACCCAAACTTTCTAATTCGGGTATGACAACTAAACAACGAATAGTTCCAGAAGCAGTAAAACGTATAATGGAACACAGTAACTATCAGTTTAAGTTTGTTATTAGTAGTGAAGAAGATGTGGAGGAACTGTTTAGAGACTTTGTAGTACCCTTTAATATACCGCTTCAAAAAGTGTGTTGTATGCCGGGACTAGACTCACAGTCCAACTTCCACGAAAGAACTCAATTTGTAATGGAAATGGCTAAAAAATATAGGTTTATAGGGATGAGTAGAATGCACATCTCTGCCTGGGATAAGACCTTAGACGTTTAATGGGATAAGTAGGAATATAAAAATCAAAGCAGAAAAATTTAAAAACAGAAATATGACACTAGGAGAACTAATTAGCCAAGCAGGGGACAGAAAATTATCAAAATCATTTCCAAAAGTAGACGGACTGTATGTCTGGGACTACAAACTACAGCTTGGAGCAGATACAACTTTAGAACTACAGCTGATACAGAGTGATTCAGGTAAAGCAGGTTTTAGAGATAAGGTATCAATACAGGAACTACTAGACTACGTATTAGAAGAATCAGATCCGGAACTACCTGAAGATATTATCATGAACCTAAAACTAGAAGGAACAGACGGATTAACAGTAGCAAGAATATAGTATTATGGAAACACCAAATAAGGTATACGTAGGTTGGGATGAAATAACTAGGCTGGTGGAGAATATCTGCCAACAGATAGTAGAAAGTGGAATGCAAATAACTTCCATTACCGGAGTAGAAAGGGGGGGATTAATACCAGCAGTAATGATATCTCATATACTTCAAATACCTTACGTGACTAATATTAAAAAAAATACACTAGTGGTAGATGATATTTGCGATACGGGACATACACTGAAGAATATAGTGGGAACTAAAACAGCAACACTACATTATAAGTTGACTGCCGAAATACAACCAACATTTTTTGCAAAGGTAGTAGGACCGGACTGGATAGTATATCCTTGGGAGAGAAAAGATTCCGAAGCCTTGGTTGATCACAAGAAGTAGTTGTGAGTTCAATAAGTATTTCATATATTGTAGTATAATAGGGACTATAGGGTTTCCACTAAATAATTTTAAATGTCTAAAAAGTTTATAAAAGGTCTAGAGTGTACAGAAGCAGGGTTTGCTAATGGAATTTCAACGCAATTAGCAGAGAAACAAATTCTAGAAGGTCCAGAAGCAACACTAACAGAAGAGGAAAAAAGTGCAATAGTAGAAAGAGCAGCATCCGCATTTGGGGATTTCTTAACAGCTCTGGGTTGTAATTGGAAAAAAGATCCTAACAGTATGGATACTCCACGTCGTGTAGCTAAGGCCTACATGGAAAAATGGGGTGGTCGATTTAACACTATAACAGGTATTACAGCTTTCCCAAGTGACGGATACGATGGAATGGTAGTAGAGAGTAATATCCCACTAACGTCTATGTGTAGTCACCATCATGAGGCAATTATGGGATATGTTACTGTAGCCTATATTCCCTCAAAGGGCGGCTCTGTAATTGGATTATCAAAAATCAACAGAATCGTGGAACATTTCGGAAGAAGGGGAGCCATACAGGAACAGCTGACGATGGCAATACACCGGGCATTAAGCGGGGTACTAGATGGAGGTCATTTAGGTGTAGCAGTTAGTATAGACGCTGTCCACAACTGTGTAGCGTGTAGAGGAGTTAAACACCGGGGAGCTTCTATGCAAACATCAAAACTATCTGGGTGCTTTCTCACAGAAGATTCAGCAAGAGCAGAATTTATGATGTACGTAAGTGATGCGGTAAGAAAAAGATCGTAACGAATTTCCGTAAAAGTCGACTTTCTATAATAAGTAGAGGTAAAAAAGGGCCGTAGAGTAGAGAAAATTAATATATTAGTAAAAACAAAAACTATGAATCAATATTGGACAGTAGTCGTGGAACTTATTCACGAAAATGATAGGGGTAGAACACAAAAAGTTCGAGAAATTTATTTAGTAGATGCAATAAGTGCAACTGATGCAGAAGCGAAAATATTCAAAGATTTTGAAGGAGAATCAAACTTTAGCGTAATAGGGGTAAATCAATCCAAGATTATAAAAATTATCAAGTAACATGCTAACAGAACCAAGAGTACCTTTTGTCGATGAGGTAGAAATTTTTAACGCTACCTTTGGTAAAATAAACAACTATGAACCAATCATCCCCGAGAGAAAAGAATGGGAATTCGTATACAATTTCATCCTTGAAGAGCTTGAAGAATATAGAGAAGCTTGCGAAAGAGGAGACATCATTGAGGTTTTGGATGCTCTTTGTGATATTACTTATGTTGCCACTGGGAACGGTGTTCAGCTACATGGCCTTAAGGATAAGATATGGCCGGCATATCAAGAAGTACAAGCATCAAATATGTCAAAAGCTTGTGGAAGTGAAGAAGAAGCAAAAGAAACTGTCATTAAAAGATCAGGCGAACAGGGTGAAGATTGTCATTACGAAAAAGTTGAAGACCTGTATATCGTTTATAGATCAAGAGACAGGAAAGTAATGAAAAATATAAATTACTTTAAGCCAGATCTTAAGCAATTTTTCACAGAGGAGGAACTTTCCAATTCAATTATAAAATAAACATATGCAAGAAGCAATTGATCACCTAGATATTCATACAACAGTAGTGGAAGGTACTAAAATGGTACCTTTGACGGAAGCTTACAAGGCTTTGGAACTGTCTATGAAATCGCAATTAGAGGCAGCAATACAGACAATAGAAGAAACATTTACGGAGTTAGAATCAACTATAATATCATTAGAAAATGAACGATAAGGGTAAAGAGTTTATATCACAGTTAAAACTGTATACAGATTACATGAAGTGGGACGAATCAAAAAATAGATACGAAACATGGGAAGAAGCTTGTGATAGTGTACTGGGTACACATATATTACATTATGGCGAAAAGATACAGCCGTATATCGATGAAGTAAAAAGTTCCTACTATGCAAAAGAGTTTTTATCGTCTCAGAGAAATCTACAGTTTCGTGGAAAAGACATATTAAAAAATCATGCAAGACTTTACAACTGCTGTGTTACGTATGCATATTCTCCCGACATCTTTAGTAAGGGACTTTTTGTACTACTAGCAGGAACAGGACTAGGAGTTTCACTTAAGCAAAAATTTGTTTCACAGTTACCTAAACTTACAAGGAGAGATAAGGGGGTTAAAATGTTTTCAATCCCCGACAGTACGGAAGGTTGGTCGGAAGCTGTAAAGGTTTTAATAAGTTCGTACTGTAAGCATCCTTCTTTATATAAGGAATTTTACAAATACCAACTTAAATTTGATTACTCTCAGATTAGGGTAAAAGGGGCTTTTGTTACAGGTGGATTTAAAGCTCCTGGTCCAGACGGATTGAGATGTTCACTAGAGCTCATCGAAAATATGTATAACGTATATCTTGGAGTAGAAGAAGAAAAAGTTTTTAAATCTATACTAGCCTACGATACTTTTATGTACTTATCGGATGCTGTACTTGCAGGAGGGGTTAGGAGAAGTGCTATGAATATAGTTATGGATCTTGACGATACGGAACTGATTAATGCAAAAACAGGTAACTGGAGAGACACACATCCACATAGAGCTAGAAGTAATAACTCTGTAGGTTTATCAAGACATGGCTTTACAAAAGAACAGTTTAAACAATTACTGGACTTAAACGAAGGTGATAATGATTTGGGATTTGTATTTATGTCTCACGAAGATGACATGTTTAATCCCTGTTTTGAAATACAGTTTAACTATTACAGTAAAATTAAGGACAAGTCCGTAGGGGTATTACAATTCTGTAACTTAACTGAAATAAATGCTTCAGCTTGTGTTGATAGTAGAGGAAGATTTTCAAATACAAAATTTCAAGAACTTTGTAGAAAAGCCAGTATAGTTGGGTCCTTACAAGCAGGGTACTCGGACTTTCCATACCTAGGAAAAGAGACGGGTGAAATTGTAGCAGGTGAAGCTTTACTTGGAGTTTCGATTACAGGATGGATGACAAGACCGGAACTATTCAATAAGGAGATTTTACAAGCAGGGGCAAAAATAGTAGTCGATACAAATTTAGAGGTTTCGAAATTCTTAGGAACTAACCAATCAGCAAGATCTACCACGGTGAAACCCAGCGGAAATGCTTCTGTAATTTTGAAAACAGCATCAGGAATACACCCAGAACATTCTAAAAGGTACTTTAGGGTAATGCAACTAAATAAAGATAGTGAGACCGCTAGATACCTTGTACAAAACAACCCAGGTGTTTTAGAAAATTCAGTATGGTCAAATACAGGTACAGATTACGTGGTATACACACCTTGTGAGAATCCGGAAGGAATTTTGTACAAAGAAGATATGCAAGGAGTAAAACACCTAAAACTAATAGAACTTGTACAGAAGTACTGGGTATCTGAAGGTAAGGTAGAAGAGTTATGTTACATGCCAACAACAAACCATAATGTTAGTAATACCGTAATTGTAGACAACAGGGAGGAAATAGTTGATTACATATTTGAAAATCAAGACAATTTCTCTGCAGTCTCTTTCTTATCTATGTTTGGAGATAAAGACTATGCTCAAGCACCTTTTACTTCAGTACTGAACACTGAGGAACTGGTAAAGACATATGGAGATGGGGTTATGTTTATGGCAGGACTAATTGTAGATGGAATACATCACTTCAATGGGGACCTATGGGTAGCTGCTAAATATGTACAAGCTTCAGATACGGAGGTTACAGGTACAAGGGAACAGGTACTATTACGTAAAGATTGGATAAGAAGAGTAAAACAGTTTAGTAAAAATTACTTTAAGGGAGACTTAAACAAAACAATCTACTGTATGAAAGATGTACACCTATGGCATAAGTGGAATACAATTACAAGAAACTTTAAACTAATAGACTACGGTAAGATTCTTACTCAACCAAATTATATAAATCTTAATACAATGGGAGCAGTATCCTGTAGTGGAACAGATGGATGTGAAATACAGTAGTTTGAGAACATACAGTTATTTGGGTACACCTTGTTGGGTGTACTCACTCCATATAGAAAGAATTAAAACAACTATAGAGAAAGTTGTTTCTTCTTAAAATATTACTTATATTAGAAATAAATATAGTTATGATAAAAATTTTCCACGAAGCACCTAAATCAATTTTTCAGGACATTCAAAAAGTAACTGCAGGGGACTATTTCTTAGTACACCTCTTCGAAGAGGATCTGGAATACCTAGCTTTAGCTAAACAAGCGGTAGCTGAAGGAAGAGAAGTAATCTTGGACAATTCCATTTTCGAACTAGGAGAAGCTTTCGATGCAGAAAGGTTTGTATACTGGGTTAAAGAATTAAAGCCAACTTGGTATATCGTACCAGATGCTTTAGAAGAAATGGGGAAGACTTGTAACCAAATGGGAGCTTGGAATATGGAGTATAAAGATCTTCCTGGAAAGAAAATAGGTGTAGTACAGGGTAAAACATATGAGGAAATAAAAAAATGCTACGAGTACATGGACAGGGTTGCAGATGTAGATATGATTGCAATCTCTTTTGATTACTCGTATTACACGAAGTCTTTTCCACACAGTAATAATTATATAAGCTGGTCAATGGGCCGCGTAAAATTACTTGGAGACCTGGTGAGAGATGACGTTATAAATACTTCTAAGCTACATCACTTGCTCGGGTGCTCACTTCCAATTGAATTTTTGTTTTATAAACACTCCAATTATTCTTGGATTTACTCACTAGATACTTCTAATCCCATAGTACATGGTATAAAAGGAATTGAATACGGAGAAACAGGATTATGGACCAAGGAATCTCAAAAATTATTTGAAATGATAAATCACCCTAAAGAGGATATTGACATGTGTACAGTTCTCTATAATGTGAATAAGTTTAAGTGGTTTGTAAATAGAAACTAACTGTGGCGAAAAGTAAATATAAAATAGGGAGTAGAGTTGGGTTCCTATTTTTAGGTGCACCATATGTAGGAATAGTGGTAGAGTATAGTGAGAAGAACGAACACGGACATTCCCTACCTAGATACCTAATAAAAAGTAAGGACCCTTATCCTCCCGGTAGATTTACTTTCTACCCTACTCCCGAAGAAGGAATTACAAAATTAATTTGTGGACCTGAAAAAAAAACCTTATCTTAACAGTATGAAAGAAGCAGATAAAAAGACACAGCCCTATACGTCTTACGGTTATGAGATTGAATGGTCTGATATAGACCGTAGTGTTGATATTCCTGTAGAGTTGGGACAGTGGGAAGGACCTAAGATTGCGGGATACTATATGGGCTCTGAAATTGATATAGTGAATACTATTGGAGAGTACAGGGGTATTGGAACAGATCCACTGTGTATAGACTGTAAGGTAGGGGGAGAAATAAATGTTCAACCTACGAAGTCTCCCGAGGTACTTTTAAACAGGGTTATGGAGATTATGGACCTATTCTCGGTTGTAGGAACCGGTTGCGTAAATCACGGACATGTACACGTATATGTAAAAGGACTAAAAGAGGATTTGGTTTTACTTAAAAACGTATTTGCTTACATTAAGGAGAATGAAATGGATGTTCAAATAGCTTGTCATTCTTGGGATCCGGTAACACATTTTCAAGTATGGGAGTCTGAATTAGAACCGTGGGTTAAAACATATTTACAGTTTGATGGATGTAAAACAATTAACCAAGAAATCTATAACGTAGTTGAAAAAGCCGAATCGGTAGAGACTATAATAAAAGCTCTAAAAACATATAATGCAGTTAATAGGTGTTGGATAACGGGAATGGTTAATGAAACAACTTCAAACAGAACTGCAATTAATATGTTTAACCTTACTAAAGGAGGTACCTTAGAATTTAGGTGTTTTAGAGCAAGCATTAATCCAGCAGAACTTTACTCACAGTTTAAGTTTGTACAAAGATTTACAGAAGAAGCTCTAAAGGGTACAAACGGAAGATCTGTAAAAGAGATCCTAAAAGAATCTAACTTTAGATTTCCAACTCTAGACTTTAATTTAGGAGATGCTTTAGGGTGGCAAAAAACAAGACAACAAAAAGGAAGATCAGGACCTTTTAAAAAATACACAGGCACTACAATTCCTCATGAAAATATACATAACGACATGACTGAGATTGTAAACTTATGTAAACTAGATTTGAGGATATGACAATATATGCAATAACGGGAACACACAGTACAGGTAAGTCAACGTTACTTGAGAGACTTAAAGATATCTACGAAGATTTTTACTTTAATGAATCCTCTACTAGGAAAGTTACGAACAAAGGGGAGAGAAAGTTAGAATGCATCACAGATGATGTACAGAGTAGAATCTATGAATCAATTCTAGAAAAAGAGGCTGAACTGACTGAGATAGTAAAAACTCAAAATATTATGATGGATAGGTCTTTTATAGATTTTACAGCCTATACCACCGTTTTTAATCAACAGGGACTAATATCAGATGTTTTTTGTAAAAAGATTACTGACGAGTGCCGTAGTAGATTAAATAATGGAAAATACGGGATACTATTCTATCTTCCAATAGAATTTAAAATAGTAGACGATGGAATAAGGAGTATTGATGAAGACTTACAAAGAGATGTAGACACTATTATCTTAGGTCTAATAAAGGAACATAGCTACGTAGTACGATTAACAGGAACAGTTGATGAAAGGGTTAAGCAAATTAAGAATCATATCGGTTAGTGACTTACCAAAGTTTAAAGAACCTTTTGCTAACGAACTAATCTTACTTTGGAAAGAAAGGGGACTTAGGGGAGTAACTTTACTTTTAGAACAGCACTATGAAAAAAGTATAGAGCCAGTGGGTTTTATGTTAGTTGAAATGAAAAAAAACGAAAACATAAACAGAGGGCTTTTTATACGAGAACACTTTAGGGGACAAGGAGGAGCACATACTATTTTAGGTTTCTTACATAATCATTTTAGTAACAAGTTTATATGGACAAATATAACAGAAGGAATAGAAGAACTATACGATGTGTACGAATACAAAACTGTAGGTTATAGAAAAGAGTTTAAACAAACAGTAGCGTACTATTCAAAATCAAACTATACAGAAGAACAAGTAGAACAGTTAAAACAAAAAGTAGATGAATAATCAAGAAGAAGTAGTAAGAATTTCAGCTAAGCATTTAGGAAAGATAGGGGGATACAGTGATCAGTATGATCGAGACCTATTAGTAAGAATTCCCAGGTATCTAAATAGAGAAGCTTACGGGATAAAAGAAGGATCAGAAACATTTTTCGGAGTAGATGTATGGAATGCATACGAAGTATCTGCAATTACGGAAAAAGGATTACCTGTAGTAGGTATGATGAAAATCGTATATTCTTCAGCAAGTAAGTACCATGTTGAGTCGAAGTCAATAAAACTGTATTTGAATTCATTTAATATGACAAAACTGGGAAATACAGCTCAAGAATGTATTGAAATAATAAAAGATAGGGTTGCAACAGATTTAACCATTTTATTAGAAACGAAAGTAGAGGTAGAAATGTTCACAACAACCCCAGAAAGAGAGTACGAATTTGAAGACTATCCTAGAATACAGGATTTGATTAACCTAGACGAGATAGAATTTACTACCTATCAATCAGATGAAAAACAGTTAACATTAGAACTAACAGGAAAGAAAGTTCTGAAAGTTGATATTGATTTCTTAAGATCTAACTGTAGAGTTACTAACCAACCGGATTTTGGAAATATACTGATCTACATAAAAGGGGACAATATTCCAAGTGTAGAATCGTTAGCAAGATATGTTGTAAGTCACAGGCAGGTATCACACTTCCATGAAGAGATTTGTGAAATGGTTTTCATACATTTACAGAAGGCTTTTACACCGGAGGAACTAATGGTTACGTGCCTTTATAGTCGCAGGGGGGGTTTGGAGATTAATCCTATGAGAGCTTCTCACAAACATACTATGCCAACATTTTTTGCAGATCCAGAATGTAAATTAAAGAAAACTCTAAAGCAATAAACCAGGCAAAGAGGATTATCTGTACCTCTTCTTTTTGTATATCAACCCTATGTATAAACGTAAACATGTGGACTATACAAAACACCTGAGTACCCTCATTCAGAGAGCAAAAACTAGGGAACTGCCAACTGGTGTGAATACAAGGAGAGGCATCATATCATACTAAGAGCAGAAGGAGGGACTAACGGTAAAGATAACATTGTAGAATTAACAGCTAGGGAACATTTTGTAGCACACTGGCTCCTATTTCGAGAAAAACCAAATTCCTTTGTTAGAGCTGAAGCTTTTAGGATGATGTGTAACATAGATCCGAGTTTAGGAAAACATAGATATGTACGAGGTAGTAGAGCCGTGGCAGAGGCAAGAGAAGCTTCCGCTAGATTAAAGTCCGAACTCTACAGGTTAAGGTGCTGGGTTACTAGGGATGGTGAAAAGAAGTATATTTTTAAACAGGTATTGGAACTTTACCTAGAAGTAGGCTGGACAAGGGGGAAGAACTACTCACCTTCTGAAGAAACCAGAGAAAAAATAAGACAGTCAAGACTAAACGAACCTCCCCGAGGAAAAGAACATAGGGATAAAATGTCAAGAATTATTAAAGAAAGGTATATAACGAATCCAGAGCTGTGGAAAAAATCCAAGGAAACTAGAGAGAAACTTTCTATAATAGTTTCTAAAAGATGGGAATCAGAAGAACATAGAAAAAAGTTTAGGGAAACCAGAAAACAGAGTAAGGTTAAGTGTCCTTACTGTACTAAGGTCGGAAACTATAACATAATGCAACGTTGGCACTTTAAAAATTGTAAAACATTAATACAGTAAAAAAAGTAATTAGGGGGGAGTTTGTTACTCTCCTTTCCTTTTACTATCTTTAGATAAGATAAAAACAGTTATGGATATTCAAAAAAAGTACTACATTGTAGAAGATACGGAGGGGATTGAATTACTTCTACAGCACATTAATCAACACGAAATATTAGCTTACGATACGGAAACAACTAGCTTAAACCCTAGAAAAGGACAAATTGTAGGTTGGTCAGTATCAGGTGAAGAAGGAGTCGGCTTTTATCTTCCTACACAGAGATGGAATATAGAAACTGAAACGTTAGGGGAGTGTATGATTGAAGGAAAGGGACTACATACTCTATCTAAAAAAATACTTCCAATGCTGATTGGTAAAAAACTTGTAATGCACAATGCAAGCTTTGATACGAGATTTACAAAAAACTTTTACGGAGTAGATTTACTAGACAGTCTTTGGGTTGATACAGCATTACTTGTTCATACGGTACAAGAAGAAGGAGCCGGTATGGGAGTATTTGGTTTAAAAGCATTAGCAATATATATCCAAGAACATATTGGACTGGATGTACAGGAAGCAGCAAATAAGGAGCAAGTAGAACTAAAAGAATCTATTAAGAAGAATGGAGGACAGACAACAAAAGATCTTTATGAAATCTATAAAGCCGATATGGACGTTTTAGGAAAATATGCAGCCGCTGATACGGATTTAACGTTAAGGGTCTGTAATCACTTTTTAAAGGTATTAGAAAAAGAGGGACTAACAAAGTTCTTTTTTGAAGAAGAGGTAATGCCGCTTTATAAGGAAGTAACAATCCCTATGGAGGAACTTGGAGTTGATTTGGATATTACACTACTAGAAAAGATGGATAAGGAGATTATGGTTGACTTAAAGGAGAATAAGGAAATAGTAATTAAAAGTATACTTGGGACTCCTGAAGCAAGAGAATGGATATTAGATTCAGCACTTAAGACCTACAAACCTTCAAATAGGGGACAATGGGCTCAAAATTTAGTTGCACTTTATTCACTTCCGTTACCTAGAAGTGAGAGAACTGAAAAGTACTCTTTAAATAAATTTGATTTAGAAAAACTGGATGATTCTGTTCAAAAGACTTTCTTACAAACAAATGACCTAACGGTACTAGATGAAATGGAAGTTGTACGTATATCAATGTCAATGTGGAAAGAACTAAACGGTGGAGAGTATATGAACATACAGTCTAAAAAGCATTTAGGTGAAATAGCTTTTGGGTATATGGGAATAAAACCTTTAACAAAAACAAAGAAAGGTCAAGATCAGTTTGACATGGTGATGATAGAGGAGTTGTCAAAAACATACGAATGGGCAAATAACCTAAGAGTTTACAATAAACTACTAAAGATAAAGTCAACCTACATTGATAGGTTTTTAGATAAACAGGAAGACGGTAAATACTATCCATATTATAAGCAACACGGAACAGTTTCAGGTAGATACGGTTCAGATATGCAACAGCTGCCAAAACCAAGAGAAGAGGGGGACGATGCTCCAATTATTGTAAAGTACATAAATATTGTGAGATCGTTTCTGATTGCAGGAAGGGGTAGAAAGATTATTGATGCCGATTATGAATCCCTAGAGCCACACTGCTTTGCCTCCGTTACGGGTGACAGTAATCTACAAGACATCTTCAACAACGGCTGGGATTTTTATTCAACGGTTGCTATTAAGACGGAAAAGCTAGATGAAAATTTACAGATATATCCAAATGGTGTATCTGCTGATAAAAGTTCACCTGTCTTTCTTAAGAAGATAAATCCGAATAAGAGAAATCAAGCTAAGGGGTATGCTCTTGGAATTGCATACGGAATGGAAGCTTATGCTCTAGGAAAGGGATTAAAAATTTCACAAAAAGAAGCTGAAAAACTAGTTGACGGGTATTTGAATGGATTTCCTCAACTAAAAGAGTGGAGAATTGCCTCCAGAATACAAGCAAAAACACATGGTTTTATTAAAAATAGGGTCGGAAGGATTAGGCACCTACCAAAAGCTAAGGACATCTACGATAGGTATGGAGATCAAATACTAGATTGGAGATTTAGGAAATCCTTAGCAGAACAGTTTGATTTAGCGAGTGTTAATCAACTATATAGGGACTATAAGAATGCAATGAACAACTGCCTAAACTACCAACTACAGTCTTTAGCTGCTGCGGTTGTAAATAGAGCTGCTATTCAAATTAACAGAAAGTTAAAGGAATTAAAAATAGACGGAAGAGTTCAGGCACAGATTCATGACCAGTTAATTATTAATGTTCCAGAAGAGGAGGCAGAACGGTTAGCTCCGATCATACAGTGTATTATGGAAAATACAACAAAACTACCGGGGGTAACACTTAAAGCTCCACCTGAAATTTCGGTAAACTGGTTTGAAGGTCACTAGTAGTAATAAGAGGAGTTGTTTCCTTAAGTATTTATAACTATATTAATAAAAGAATATAAATTTAATTAAGTCTATGACACAAACACTAGTTGCAAACAACGATAGGGTAATACTAAAGCCTATTACAAAATCAGAAGAAATGTACGGGACGATAATCATTCCGGATTTAGGTAAAGAAAAGCCTGAAATGGGAGAAGTTATCTCTGTAGGTCCAGGACGACAATCAGAGTTCGGACAACTAATAACAGTACAAGCCAAGGTTGGTGATATTGTACTTGTTCCTAAAATTGGAACAATGAGAATTGATTTTGAAGGAGAAGAGTATTTTATTCTTCCGGATCGAGAGATTTTAGCTACAATTACAAAAAACATACAAGACTAAATTTATGAGTAAAGAAATAAAATTTGCAAAAGAAGCAAGAGAGAAACTATTAGTAGGGGTTAACAAACTGGCAGATGCTGTCGTATCTACTTTAGGGCCTTCTGGAAGGAATGTTATTATACAAAAGCAGGGAGGACTTCCAATATCAACCAAAGATGGTGTTACTGTTGCAAAAGAAGTAAAGCTGAAAGATCCAATAGAAGATGTAGGAGCACAGTTAGTAAAACAGGTAGCAATTAGAACAGGTGAACTTGCTGGAGACGGAACAACCACAGCTACCTTATTGGCAAGAGAAATATATAAACGGGGAATTGAAATACTAGAAAATTCAAATGCTAGAGAAGTTAAAAAAGGTATTGATATAGCCGTAAAGATAGTAGTAGAGTATCTACAAAAAGAATATGCAAAAGAAATTACAGATGAGGAACAACTAAAACAGGTAGCTACTATCTCAGGTAATAACGATCCCGAAATAGGTAACCTTATTGCAACAGCAATGGAGAAGGTTGGAAGAGACGGAGTTATTACAATTGAAGAATCTAAAACAGGGGAAACTTACTTAGAAACAGTAGAAGGTATGCAATTTGGTAGGGGGTATAAGTCACCTTACTTTGTTACGGACAACACAACTATGACTGCGGTACTAAGTGATCCCCTAATTCTTATTACAGATGGACGTTTAATGCACATAAAGGAATTACTTCCACTACTGGAAACGGTATCACAGCAGAATAAGTCTTTAGTAATCATTGCAGATGATATCGACGGAGAAGCTTTATCTACGTTAGTGGTAAATAAGATGAGAGGTATTTTAAAGGTTGTTGCTGTAAAAGCTCCTGAGTTTGGAGATAAAAAGAAAGCAATGTTAGAAGATATTGCAACACTTACCGGTGGACAGGTTGTATCGTCTGAAAAGGGGATGAGATTGGACAAATTTAATACAGAGTGGTTTGGGAAAGCTAGAAAAATAACTGTAGGGAAAGATGAAACTACAATTGTAGACGGTAAAGGAACTGAAGAAGCTATTACACAACGTATAGGAGACTTAAAAACACAGATAGACAACACTGTAGCACCTTATGAAAAAGAGATACTACAGGATAGATTAGCAAAACTTATAGGAGGAGTAGCAATGATTCACGTAGGAGGACACACTGAAGTAGAAATGAGAGAGAAAAAAGACAGAGTAGACGATGCTTTACACGCAACACAGGCAGCTTTAGAAGAAGGAATACTTCCAGGAGGAGGAATTGCACTACTAAATGCTTCTTATCATCTAGAAAACACTGTAAGAGACCTAACTACCTTCGATCAAATGATAGGTATTAGTATTATAAGTAAATCACTTCGTAAGCCGTTTGAACAGATACTTATAAATGCAGGTTATTCGGAAATGGAAATAGAGGAGAAGAAAAAGTACCTGTTAGCTGAAGGTATAAATTGGAAGGGATATAATCCACTAGTTGGAGAATATGTAGATATGTTAAAAGAAGGTATTATTGATCCAACAAAAGTAACAAGATTAGCTTTAGAGAATGCTGCATCAGTAGCAGGAACAATGTTAATTACAGAATGTGTTATGGTAGAAGAAGAAAGCAAAGATAAGCAACAACAGGAGATAGATCCTGCAATGTTTATGTAATATTAATAAAAAAAGTAAAATTAAAAACAAGTAAAGATGAACAAACAAGAATTATTCGAAAAAATTAATGGACAGTACGATGAATTTGTACTACAACACAATGGAACAACAAAAAGGTCTCAAGCAAATGCTAGAAAAGCAATTGGCGAGGTTAAAAAGTTTATAACAGAGTACAGAAAAGCATCTACTGCAGAAGCAAAAGCGAAGTAGATAGAAAAAGATATACGGTCACATCGAAAAATACGGTGTGATACGTATCCTTCCCCAGAATAAGAAAAACTAAAATAAAAAAAGAAATGAAAGAGGTAATAGAAGTAGTGGGTAGCATAGCCCTAATCTTTGCAGTATATTTTACTGTAAAATATGTAGTATTAAGATTTAGGTTAATGGTAGATTTACGTAACGCTAAGAAAGAAGAATTAAGAATAGAAGGATTACAGAAGATTGTAAAGCATTTTAATCGTTCAACACCGAATAAAAAGGTGGTAGACGAAGCTGTAACGGCTATTAAGCCGGTTACCAAAAAAAGGTATCCAAGAAAGAAAAAAACAACAACCAAGGTACAAGAGTAGTGGCGGAGTTCAGTAGAGAGTACTGTGAGAGTTACGATTTTGAAGGATTTAGTGACTTTTCCGTAGAGGAAATCTTTGAAGGATTAGAAGAAGGGTACTATTTCCCCATTATTTGTGAAGGATACGGATTCTTAGGAATATCCAGAAGGGGTGGGGAATGTCACGTAGCGTTTCCAAAAGGTGGGGAAACAGGTAAGACTGTTTGGAAAAAATTTAGTGAGGTAACAGACGAAACACATAAACAAAAACACATATAAATGTCAGACTCTATAGCAAAGTATAAAGAACTAATGGAAGAGGGACTTACAGAAGTTTCTCCCGAACAGAGAAGAATGAATAATTTAGTAGAAATACTAGAAGCTGCACATAGGTTGGGAATCTTACCAGACCTACTTAAAAAATCTCAACAGATGTCACAAGAACATAAGAATATTTCAGCACTGTCTTGCTTTCAGTATATGGCAGATGAACTGAGGATTGAGTAAAACTAAATATTAATAAAGTGGAACATCCAAAAGTAAACATGTCTCTACAAGATACTATAAAAGTACTATGTGAAGAGTGTCAAAACAACGTCTTCCAAGAAGGACTGGTAATTAGGAAAGTATCGTCGATACTAACGGGTACAGGTAAACCGGGCTTTATTCCGATACCGGTGTTTGCATGTAATAAATGTGGACATGTTAATCAAGAATTCCTACCTCAAGAGGTTAAAAACTTAGATGACTAAACAGTACATAGTTTACAGTTAATTAAAAGGGCCGGTACAGAGTCCTTTTTTTTATGACTATTTATTATAAAATAGACTAAGTATGATGAATCTAATAAAAAGGTACAACAGTACAACTCCTGCACAATGGAGAAAAGTAGGCAACGCCTTGGTTGCAGTTTCTGTAATGATCTCCGGATATACAGTTTACACGGATATGAAAGTAGTGGCTATTATTACCCTAGTTATAGGAATAGTGGGTAAATTTTTAACAAACTTCTTTGTAGAGGATGATAATGTAGAATAGCCATGAGTCTTCAAAGTTTACAAGCAAAATTAGGATTAAAGGTAGATGGAAATCTAGGACCTGTTACATTAAGAAAAGCAATGGAGTTTTTCAAGTTGACCCCCGAATGTACTGCCCACTTTTTTGGACAGACATCACACGAAACGGGAGGATTTTCTACCTTTACTGAAAATTTAAACTATAGTGCAAAAGGGCTTCAAACAACGTTTGGAAAATACTTTCCAGGTACCTTAGAAGAAAACTACACTAGGCAGCCTGAAAGAATAGCAAATCGTGTATATGCGAATAGAATGGGTAACGGAGATGAGAATTCAGGAGATGGATGGAAGTATATAGGAAGAGGAGCTTTACAGACAACAGGTAAAGACAACTATACAGCTTTGTCTAAACACCTACAGGTTCCTAATATATTGATACGACCAGCTCTAGTAGCTACAACATATGCATTCGAATCTGCAATATTCTTCTTCAATCAGAATAAACTGTGGCAATACTGTGCAAAAGTAGACAACGACAGTATATTAAAAGTATCTAGAGCTATAAACTTAGGTAGTGTTAAGTCAAAAGCTACGCCCCACGGTCTTCAAGATAGAATTGAAAAAACGCTAAAGTACTATTCACTCCTAAAGTAAAAAGTTTTGATATGAAAACAACGACGATACTGGTATTAATTATGACATCATTTTTTGCCTTTATAGGCACGTATTTCTGGGACCTTACTGTCAATAACGCAGAACAGTTTTTAGCTGTTAGTGTTGTAGTTTTTGCAGATGGCTTTTTTGGCGTCTGGGCAGGTATAAAAAAGGAAGGATTCAAAACATATAAAGCTTTAAACGTACTAAAAACTCTATTATTTTGGTCAATAATGTTAGCTACCATACTATCTATTGAAAAAGGATTTTCGGGAACAGGATGGTTAAGTGAAACAATTATGGCACCTTTTCTAGTATTTCAACTAATATCAATACTAAAAAATGCATCAATGGTGGGTATTGTTAAAAATGAACTTCTTAGACAAATATTAGATAAGTTAGACAAACATAAACATAGCGAAGAAAAGGAATAAAACATGAAACCAAATTTAATTAAGATTTTTAAATTTATAGAGGATAAGACAGGTAAAAAACTGAACAGTGGACAGTTATTTAAACTAAAACTAACCTATGATCCAAGCTCTATGACTAAAGAAGAGCTAGATATAAAAGGAGACCTTGACTTAGGTAGCTCTAAAATTCAATCACTACCGAATGATTTAACAGTAGGAGGAAATCTTGACTTAGATGGCACTCCAATTCAATCACTACCAAATGGTTTAACAGTAAAAGGAAATCTTTACTTAAATAACACTCCAATTCAATCACTACCAAATGATTTAACAGTAGGAGGATATCTTGACTTAGAAAACACTCCAATTCAATCACTACCAAATGATTTAACAGTAGGAGGATATCTAATCTTAAATGGGTCTAAAATTAAATCACTACCAAATGGTTTAACAGTAGGAGGAAGTCTTTACTTAATTAACACTCCAATTCAATCACTACCAAATGGTTTAACAGTAAAAGGAGATCTTTACCTAAGTAACACTCTAATTAAATCACTACCAAATGGTTTAACAGTAAGAGGAGATCTTAGCCTAAGTGGCTCTA